CCAACACAATCTGCGCAACCGCAGGTACAACAACCAGCTCCTGTGCAACCGCCAGCAACTAATGTACAAGACCAACCAGCGGATTTATTTGCTGAGCCAACTGCAACTCCTGATCTAAAAGTATCACCAGCTCCAAAAGCAGGACTGCCAACTCCAGATGAACAAGCCAAGTATCAAGAAAAATTAAAGGCAGCTGATCAGACGCAAAACAAAACAACAACAGTAGGAGCACCAACTCCAGATGAACAAGCTAAGTTACAGGCAAAATTAAAAGCAGCTGACCAAGCACAAAACAAAACCAAACCAGCACCTAAAGAACTAGCAGAAAGTTATAAAGAATTTAAGTTTCTAGTAGACGGCATAAAGGCACGCATTTAATGAAATTATTTGAAATAAAAGGACAAACCCCCAACTTCTTGTTAACAGAAAGCAAGAATACCCATCTTGAGCACGTTGAAGATCTAGTGTTCAATAGTGGCTATGCTGGTGCTGAAGAGGCTTTGACATATATTGAAAGCCTACGCCATATGCTGGCAGAAGGCACAGGTACTACAACTAAACTCACAGTCAAGTGGGATGGATCGCCAGCAATCATCTGCGGTATTGATCCTGCAGACAGTCGTTTCTTTGTTGGCACTAAATCAGTGTTCAGCAAAGGACAACCTAAACTTTGTAAGTCCGCAAGAGATATTGAAAAGTTCTACGGTGATCAACCTGAGCTAGCAGAAATGCTAAACTACTCTCTCAAGTATCTAGCTAAACTAGGTATTGGCGGAGTAGTACAAGGTGACTTGTTGTTTACTCCAGGTAAAGTTTCAACAGCAGACGTCAACGGTGAGTCATGCTATGTGTTTACCCCTAACACTATTACCTATGCTGTACCAGTTAACAGTCAACTAGGCGCTCGTATTGCCAAGGCCAAACTAGGTATTATATTCCACACCAGCTACAGTGGCACCAGCATACAAGACATGTCTAGTAACTTTATAGTTAATGTACAAGGTCTAAATCAAACAGCTGATGTATGGTTTGATGATGCTACATACAAAGACTACACAGGTATCGCTAGTTTAACTCCTACAGAAAATACCAAGATACAACGCTTGATACAAAGCACATTGTCTACCATGGAGAAACTTGGCCCACAACGGTTCAATATCATCCTTGACAATAAAGAGTTTGCTAAACACATCAAACCCTATATCAATAAAAGCATTCGCAGTGGCATACAGATTGAAAACCCCAGTGGGTTTTTGAAAGACTTTATGACACACTATCACAATGAGCAGACCAAAGACATTGAAGATGTTGCTAGCCGTAAAGCACAGAATCGTCTAGTTAAGATCAAAGAAAAAGAACAGTGGATCGCTGACAATGCTAATAATTTATTAGGTGTGCTGGCTGTTTACAAACGCCTAGTAGAAATTAAATCTCTACTGCTAAACAAACTACAACAAGTAGAAGGCATTGGTACATTCCAAAAAACACAAGACGGATATAAAGTAACAACACCAGAAGGATTCGTTGCTATTGGCCACGATGGCGGTGCTGTTAAACTAGTAGATCGTCTAAGTTTCAGTCGTCAAAACTTCCTAAAACGTAAATAAAACAACCAATTTTTTGTCTTTGGCATAAATATTTACATGCGCGAAAGCGTACAAACATAGGAGAAATACAAAATGGCAACATTTACAAGAAGCAATCCAACAGCGGTTGCAAGAGGCACTATCCAACGTAATACTGCACAATCAGTATACAAAGTAGTATTAAGTGGCGGTATCGCTGCAATAGCTAGCGATGCAGCAGCAGCAAAAGTAACAGATGCATTAGGTTCATTTGCTGGTATCATCCAAGTTAAGTCAGATGGATCAGAACTTTTCTTAGTAGTTGATCGCGTAAACGCAACTATTGGTGCAGTTGCTGGTGCGATTGCTCAAGTATTAGATACAGGTACATTTACAGTTTCTGGCGGTGTTGCAACACTATCAACATCAGCAACAGTAACAGTTACAGAGCCAACAGACTTAGAAGGTATGTAAGATCTGTAGTTAGCATTAAAACTAAAGCACGCTATTTTAGCGTGCTTTTTTTTGTCTTGATATTCTGTTAACTAGCATAAATAATACAAAGATCCATTGGAGAAAAACATGGCAGTATTTACAAGAACACGAGGTAACGTTGCTACAGCAGGTACTACTTATACACCTAATTGTAACGTTCAACTTATTAGAGTACGCAATGGTGCAGGACTTCCTGTAAACGTTGCTGCAGCAAGCAGTACACTTGGTAGCACAGTAGAATTAATCCTTAGCGAAGTTGCTCCATTAGCTTACATGGTGGAAACTGGAGCTTCAGGTAATATTCATATTGTTGTAGATCAAACAGTCACAGCGGCAGAATTACAACACCGTATTCGTCAAATTGGTGCAAATGCGGCCGCAACACGTTTAACAGCGACAACATTTACCTATGCTAATACATTCACTGGCGCAGATACATTAGATATCAGTGGCACAGGTGTATATGATGCAAACGTAATCAATGGTGCTGGATTCAAAGTTACATCAAAAGACGGCGAACCAAACTAATAGTTAATACAACAAAAAGCACTGTGAAGGTGCTTTTTTTGTGGCTTAAAATCCTATCAATAAATACTCTTATAATGACTCAAGAGAATTTAAGGATTTACAAATATCAAGGCCACACCCTAGTAGACATCACTCATACTGGTGTGACTAGACACAGCCTAGAACAAGAGCGTGCTAGAAATCAGCAACGTAATTGGGAAACGGTACAACAACTACTTGGTCTTCGTGCGCAGGTATTAGAAATTGCTCAAAGAAAATTAACCAAGCAAGAGGTAACTAACTTTGGGTCAGCGTATCAAGGTCAACACACAGTATGGCAATTTGAATTCTCTGTAGAAGTTGTTAATGTATTCAAGTTAGATCAAGACCCAATAGGTATATTGTTACAAGATTTTAACCATGCACCAATTGTGGCCGAGTTAGATGAAACAGTTAAATTTCCCATGCATTTATTCTTTACCAATGGTGAGAATAAAAACATACATTTTGATTTATTGTAGTACCATAAATATATTAGATGCTCATAGGCATTCATTAAGGCACATATTAAGGCACATTGTTAAGGCTCACTCAAAAGACGGCATCGCTCACTTAGGAAGGCGAGATGGCCAAACCAGCAGAAATTGAAAAACAGAGTCTAGAAGCCCACGTTGAAATATGTGCCGTTAGGTACGCAAACTTGGAAACTAAACTAGAAAACTTAGAACACCGTATGGACAAACTTGAAGGCTACCTAGTAGGCATCAAGGAAAGTCTAGACGACAAATTTGAAGGTCGCGGCAAGCAAAGTGTCAGCACCTTAGTCAGCATCTTAGGCGTGATCCTAGCAGGCCTTATTGGATTTATCGGACACGCTCTCTTCAAGTAACTAAATACTTACATGAAGATAGTTGAACTCACTAACAAATTACTATTACCAATCACCAACGAAGAGCATGATCTGCTAAAAAAGTTTGGTGATGATTCTATTTCTAAATCGCAACTTGATGAGCGCGAACAAATTTTAGCAAATGGTCTAACAGTCAAAGATGTACTAATTCGAACAAATCAAGATGGCAAAATCCACTACAAAAAACAAATTAGTTGAGTTTGACATTGAGAAGATTCGTCGCTTTACACAAACTGAATTAACTAATCTAGCACAAACCCAAAACGATTTACCTTTTTGTTATCAAATTGGTAGTGACATTTTAGTGGGCAATAATAAGATAGTTAAAATCAATGATAACAGTTGGCGAGTAACAGAACAAGGTCAACAGATATTTGATTTTTTCAATCGCAAAGATGCTATTTTTTATTGTATTGCTGTGCATAAACAACAATTACAACTAGCAAATGATATACGCATCAACGATAGTCTATTAAATAAGTTAGAGTTTGAGGCAACACTATATCGTTTAAGATATAAAAAAGCCCAGGAAAAAGGCGATGATTGGGGTGAAGAATACTACAGTAACAAGTATTCTGAGGTTATAAATCGCATAGACCATATTAAGAAAGAATTAAAGAAATCCTTAAACTTGGCTAAATATATTAAACTGTAATTGGGAATCCTACTATGAAAATAACAGAAATGGCAGTAACCAGCGCCAAAAAAATTAACAAATTAATGGAAAGCCGCTTTGGTTTTGCCCTAGATTTTAGTAAAATGAGTGTTGCTAAAGCAGAAGCTTTAAGCGAAACTATCAATGCTAATCTAGAAAAAATTCGCCACAGCGTAGATCTACACACAGCAGAACGTAATCCACGTTATATGGAATTACTAACTGTTCAAGAAGGACTAGGCCGTTGGTTAAGCGAGAATCGTCGTCAAATCAATGAAGGTGAAGTTGGTAATGCAGAAGTATTACTAGCCGCTAAGAACATGGTTGACAGCGTACAAGATGCTATTGAAAAAGTAGGTAAAATGCAAAATGAACAATTACCTGAATTACTAGATTCAATCCGTGACCAAATTGGTTCAGAACAAGCAGAAGGTTTCAAAAACGCAGTAGGTGCTACATTAGATACTCTAATGCAAAATCTACAACAAGCACGTGAAGGTGTTGACAGTGGTGTTCGTATTTTAACTGGTGAGCAAGTTGACAACCCAATGGAATTACCAGGTGATCAAGCAGGTGCTGACCTAAGTGGTGGCGAATTACCTCCGCCTCCAGGCAGTGATTTAGATGCTGACGAAACAGATGGATTTGCAGCTACTGATGCAGCAGTTGGTGGTGCAGAAGAGCTTGGCCGCGAACAACGTTAATCGTGAGATTAGATGAGTTTGTACACGGTCCAACAAACACTCCAGAAAGTAATTTAGTTACTGCTCTGGAGTTAATCCAACACAGATATAAAGACAAAGATAAAGTCCCCAACGTAAGCACACAAAGTCTAATCAATTTGGTACGAAACACAGATCGTACCTTTGATTATGATGCATTGATCAGTGCCAACGAAAACAATCCAGCAGTAAAAACACTGATCAAATCATTTAACAAAGATATAGTTGAATTAAATCCTGTTAATGATGGTGAAGAACAAGCGCCTACTACCAACATAGGTGATGAAACTACACAAGCACCAGTCGACACAGTAAGTAATATGGCTAAATCAGCCGCTAAGAAACGCGGCGCCGCCGGATTTTAATTACCAAAACCCATTGACATAACACACTAAATACTGTAGTATTTTACTATACTATTGGAGTTTATATATGGCTTATTCAGAAAAAGTTCTAGACCACTACGAAAATCCTCGTAACGTGGGCACCATGGACAAGAATAGTCCAGATGTAGGAACAGGCATGGTAGGTGCACCAGCTTGTGGTGACGTAATGAAACTACAGATTGAAGTCCATGAGGGGATCATAACAGATGCCAAATTTAAGACATATGGTTGTGGCAGTGCTATTGCTAGTTCTAGCCTTGTCACCGAGCTCCTCAAGGGCAAGACGTTGGATGAGGCTCAGACCATCAAAAACTCACATATCGCAGAAGAACTTGCACTACCGCCCGTCAAGATACATTGCTCGGTGCTTGCAGAAGATGCGATCAAATCAGCCATAGCGGACTATAGAAAAAAACATGAAACCATCAGCCATTGAAAGTCCTTGCATATCAATATGTCGTTACGAAGACGAAGTCTGCGTGGGCTGCGGCCGCACGGTAGATGAAGTTGTTGGGTGGTATGACATGTCAGATGATGAGAAACAAGCTGTACTAAACAGGTTAGATGAAAAAAATAGAGGATCGTTTTCAGATTGGATATGATAACACTGACTGCCACAGCCGCTAAACACATGCAAGACGCATTGTACAATCGTAAAAAAGGTATTGGTATGCGCATTGGTGTACGTACCAGTGGTTGCAGTGGATTTGCCTACATGCTAGAATTCGCTGATAAAATGTTTCCTGGCGATCTTGAAATAGACGAACGTGGCGTCACTCTTATAATCAACAAAAAAGATCTAGTGTATCTACAAGGTATGCAGATTGACTATGCTAAAAAAGGCCTTAACGAGGGCTTTGAATTTTCTAATCCCAACGAGAAAGCACGTTGTGGTTGTGGAGAATCATTTACTGTTTGACCTTTTGTGATCGATGCTATATACTAGTACTATGACTACAAATATCAAACTAAATTTCAAAACACGATCTAAAATTGACGAAACCACTTTTAGCATTGCAATCAACGGAGTATCACAAAAATATTCTATTGTTGATTATGCAATTATAATTGATGCCGAATTAACTTTTGGATTTCATACATTATCAATAATTCCAACAGCTGACATCGACAAATCAGACATTAACATTGAATTTACGTCAGTGTTAATAGACGGTGCTGATATCAGACAAACCCTTTATCTATCATACAGCATTAGAGATCAACAACGAAAAAATAATACAGTAATAAATCATTATTATCCAAATTGGTATTTACCTTTTGTTAATCCAGCAAGTTGGTGGTTAGCAGAATGTTCTAGGAATATGTCAAGTGGCACGTATGGTAAAAATCTTGAAGATCACCTAAACGTATTCTATCCAGAATCTATAATTGTAGATAATGATTATCCCAGGGTAGTACGTGATTTTTTTGAATACAATTTTGGATTTCATACCTGCGACAAATCTGCTAGCAGTAGACCATTTCATAATGAAGATATACCGTATGTCGTATTACCCAACTTTGAATATAATGAATCTGCACTGCTTAAAGAATTTACAGATAATTTTAATTTATTTTCAGACAGTAGGTATATACCTGCACAACATAATTATAAATTAGACAGCCACGGCGAAAAAGCAGTACCTTGGCAAATTATACGGGCATCATTGGGTAATGATAAAACTGATACCCCGTTCCCACATTTTAATGAACTTGTTAGTCAGCTTGAAGCTGATGGAATAAAAATAGGAATGTCTTTTATTGCAGTATTGCATCCTAATTCGTATGTGACACCCCATATTGATGATTATCATACCCAAGCTGATTTTATGTCTGATCAAATAGGTTGTTGTAAAATATGGATACCTGTGGGATGGAAAGACGGAAATTACTTCAAATTTGATCGTGTTGGATTAATAGATTATAAAAAAGGTGCTCATTTAATTAATACTAATAAATTTACTCACTCCTCAATAAATTCCAGTGACACTGTAAGGTTTACTGTTGGGTTTAACTGTAAATTTCCGGATAATTTTACAAAATATCTATAATGCTTATACAAAAATACGACTATACTCCCATCTCTCGCGACACTGTTGAAGGTAAAAGACTTTATACTTTACCAGACGGCTCACGTGTTCCCAGTGTCACTACAATATTAGATCGAACCAAACCACAAGAGAAACGTGATGCTCTTGAAAATTGGAAGAAACGTGTAGGTACACAGCAAGCCCAACAGATTACCACAGAAGCCGCCAGCCGCGGCACACGTATGCACAAATGGTTAGAAGACTATGTGCGCAACGATCGTGAAATGGGCCTACCCGGTACCAATCCAAATAGCCAACAGAGTTATGCCATGGCACAAGAGATCGTAGAACATGGACTTAAACATGTAGATGAAGTATGGGGTATTGAAGTACCTTTGTACGTTCCAGGCCTGTATGCAGGCACTACAGATGCCTGTGGAGTATACAAGGGTAACCCGGCGATTATCGACTACAAACAGACTAATAAACCCAAGAAAACCGAGTGGATTGAAGACTATTTCCTTCAATTATGTGCCTATGCTGCCGCACATAATGAAGTCCACGGTACTGATATTAAACAGGGTGTGATCCTAATGGCTGTAGCACCTAAGCTACTAGAAGACAATACCTTTGCTACACCAGAATTTCAAACTTGGACTGTTAGCGGTAATGAATGGACGATCTGGATGGACCGTTGGTTCGATAGAGTTGAGCAGTATTATAAGTTAGCATAAATACTAGATATTGAACTAAGGTAAAATCATGGCTGTAATCCAAATAGCAAAAATACAAGTCCGTCGTGGCTTACAAGAAAATCTACCAAATCTTGATGCTGGTGAGTTTGGCTGGTCTACGGACACACTAAGATTATATATTGGTAATGGATCAACAGGTGATCCGGATTATGCGCCAGTACCTGGTAATACAGAAGTACTCACAGTTTACAGTAGTCTTTCAGATATTGTAGCCTTACAAGCCAATGTTAGTATTTTACAAAGTAATGTATCAACACTACAAACAACAGTAGCATCTATCGTAACCACAGCCGCGCCAAGGACAATTAATCTATATGCCAATGCAACAGTGACAACTAATATTGGTGATTTAATACTCAGTAGCTTGGGTACCAATATTATTGATTATCAAATTCTTAGAAGCGGTGTTGCAAGAACTGGTACTATCAAAGTTACACAATTAAGCGGTGTCCCAATTGTTGAAGAAGATTATGTTGACACCGGAAATACTGGGATCACATTAACTTATATTGGTGATGGTGGTGCATTTGCTAACCTGTCTTATATTAATCAGGCAAATATCGCTGCTACATTAACCTACTACATAAAAGCATTCAACTAAAATGTTAGAAAATTTTTGGGATCTGCGAGCTTCGGATAGACTAGCAGAGTGGAAAGACTTTCGCCGTAAAATTGGTAATTTGCCATTGGCTGAAGCAATATCAGAAGTAAATCAACTTTGGAGTACTGCTCCGTACGTTACATACAACTACCTAGCACCAGACGAACCAAATACGTGGCCAGCTCCTTGGCCGTTGTTCGCCGAAAACCGCTGGTGCGACGTTGCAAAAGCATTGGGAATAGTATATACTATATACTTTAGCAATCATAGAACCGTACCATTGGAAATAAGAGTATATTATGATTATAAAGATAAAACAAGATATAATTTAGCTTGGATTGACAATGGAAAATATATTCTTAATTATTATCCCTACGAAATAGTAAATACAGAATTAATAGAAGAAAAACAGTTACAGTTATTATATCAATATTCAAGTATAGATTTACAATTAGAAAAATATTAAAACAAGAGGTTTCAAGTGAGCAATATTCAAGTTAAAAAACGTAGTGGTGCTATCGTACCACTGGATTTAACAAAATGGCAACTTCAAGTGGCAAAGGTATGCCAGGGCATAGCTGATGTCAGTCAGAGTATGATTGAGATCAAAGCACAACCACATTTTTATGATGGTATCAGCACACGTGAAATTGACGAAATTACTTTACGTGCTATCGTTGATCTAATTGACGTAGAACATAATCCAGACGTAGGGCATACTAACTATCAGTTTGTAGCAGGCAAACAAAGATTGTCAATGCTACGTAAAGATATCTACGGTGACTATCAAGTTCCTCACTTATACGAGATTGTTAAAACAAACGTAGCCACTGGCCTATACACCGAAGAACTATTATCTTGGTACACAGAAGAAGAGTGGAACAAGATGGAAGAACTTATTGATCACAGTAAAGATGAAGAATACAGTTATGCAGCCATTGAACAACTGATTGAAAAATATCTAGTTAAGAATCGTAGCACAAAACAAATTTATGAAACTCCACAAATCCGTTACATGGTTGCTGCCGCTACAGTTTTCCATAAGGAAGCAGTAGGACAACGAATAAAATATATTAAAGATTACTATACCTGCGCCAGTGACGGATTGTTCACGCTCGCCACTCCAGTACTTGCTGGCTTGGGTACCCCTACAAAACAATTTAGCAGTTGTGTGCTGATTAAAAGTGATGATGACTTAGATAGTATCTTTGCATCAGGAGAGATGATGGCCAAGTATGCCAGCAAGCGTGCTGGTATTGGTCTAGAGATAGGTCGTTTGCGCCCATTAGGGAGTCCTATACGAGGCGGGGAAATCATGCACAC